CAGTAACGTCTGCTATCGTGGAAGGTAACGCTTGCCGGACTTTGACGATTGAAACGTCATGTCCATTAAAGTATTCCTTCCCACAAGACTCTCTGAACTTACCAGTCCAGAAAGACTTGTCCAGACCAACTCGAGCACCAAAATGCTCGAGAGTCTGTACGATAGTAAGCACATGTTCTACGGGGACAATCAAGTCATCCCCGTAAACACGCACCAGACCAAGATAGGAATTAATATCCTTCTTGGACAGCGTGGTGTTGAGCGAATTCTGGATTCCCAAGAAGATTAAGGTCGTAAAGACCATAGCTTCTATGGGAAAACAGAGCGCTGAACCCATAGACGCGTACTTGGATAGGCGAATAACACCGAAACCAGGTACGTCGGCCCGTCGTGATCGAGTGGCGTCTAGTGCCTCAGATAAATGAGGCCATCGACTGACCATGAGACGGACGAGCTGATTAGAGACACGATCGGACGCTTCACTCAAATCGAGTGTAGCGACCCTGCCATCGGCAGAACCTTGACGAGCAAGGAGCTGGTTAGGCTCCTGGTCATCAAAGCCGATAAGCCCACGTAGGAGTTCATCCCTACTATGAGCTACGAGGAAAGATCGCAAGAGAGCCTGCTGTGTATATTGCATACAAGTAGGTTCAATTGCGATAATCCGAGGTGTCTTCATCGTCTTAGGGACGGAAATAACCCTCACGGGTAGTTCCGAACCGGGTTCGCGGATGTCAACCTCATTCAGTTCATCGATATAATGATGATTAGGGATGAGGAATCGATCGATTGGAAAAACTCGATCGAGTCGTCTGGTCCAGACACGTTGCCGAAATTTTCCATTGCTGGAAAGTCTTTCGGCAGTGTTGCCGGGGCCATGCCTTGGAAGCAAGTATCCATAATAGACATCTCTGTCCATTTGGGTAAATACTTCTGAGAAAAGCAAATCAGAAATACGCTGAAATTCAAGGAAATCAACATCCTTCAACTCAGCATCTGATTGACGGACATCCGACTCACACTCGATGTACGAACGCATAGCCTTGTGCACCCGTCTGGGTGTACAAGGTAACTCCATTTTACCAAAAGCCAACGTAAGTTGGCGAATGGCATAGATGGAGTCAATGCACGGATCATCGAGCAACACCCCGCTTTCTCGGTCGAACACACGGTTGAAGAAACCTCCTAGAAATAGGGGGAGACTTCCTCTTCCATTAGAAAAGGAAGAGTTGATGCCGACCTGGCCTTGGTCTATCCACTTTTGGGTAGACTTCCCAAAGTCAGGTAGGGTTATCGTAAGAAACGATAACCCCTCATGTTCAGACCGCCTTCTGACCGTTATCTTGTCAGAAGTGGCGCTAGTGCAGCAAAGAATGGCCAAGTCATCAGCCATTCGGTTCCAGAGTGACATTAGGCTTTTCATAGACCCTCCTCATAGAGGTAATCTATCCTTAGCCCATGTCGTTCACTCCTATCTGATCTAAGTCGAAAAGACTTAGACATAGAGTCTTGCGACTCTATACTACCCAGATAGGGCCACAGGGACTGATTCGGTCAGGTTATGACTCACCGACTTCGAAAACAAAAGGAGACATTAGGGATGAAGATACCCTAAGGCTTCCATGATGGGATCGAAGAAGGTATAGAAAAACTGGGAAGCTAGGATAATGATGAAGAGCGTGGCTTTATAGCCAAGCTCGACAACAAATACCAAGTTTCCTTCGTTATCTATCGAGTCATAACTCGGCTGTCTGCGCTCATTGCGAGGATCCCCAGGGCGAACCCCAGGGACTCGCACTTTCACGCGAACAACCGCTCCCTTACGACTCACCAGCCAGCAGTTTGCTGATGAGAGCGTCCGAAGTCGCAGTATACTGGGTTTTGAAGCCAGTATAAACTGCGAGTTGCTCAGCAGCCGTGTAACCGACGGGAGGAACGTCAAAGACGATGTAACAAGACATCGAAACCTTGACGTTCTCCGCCGGGATAAACGGATCTGCAGTGAGCTTCGAGTGGTTAACCCGCAACAGATGCCGGATTCTCTTCCCACTGTCGTGGGAAGCCAGCATCTGGATCAAACCATCAGCACTCTGGTACACCGTCTCGTCGCCCGCGACGGAAATCTTGGGCAACGGAGTCGTAGTTCCAGAGATGGTAATGGTTTGAGGGTCAGCGAAAGACATGAGCATCACTCCTAGGGTTGGCACTGATGTGCCAAGCCCCATTGACTAGGCACAGTGAAACCATACAACTGCTTAAAAGACCCTCGTAATACCGAGGGCCGCAGCTATGGCCAACTGGCGTGGACTAAGCCCATTCCAGGTTAGTCCAAATCCAAATGGTGAGGCCTTCTGCCGCCGCTTAGTTTCATAATAAGCGGTTAGTGGAGAAGACCAAACAGCACCATACGGTCTATACCGTGAAGGTGTTGTATTGTAGTATGTGACACTCATGAAGCGATGCTCCATGATATATCCATACTTCATCACCAAGCCATCGGTGGACCAATCTGAGAGATTTGAAGTAACATCTCCCATATTGGAAAACCAGTCAATGGCCCACGTCCACGGTGCTGCATTCCAGACTACATCAGGCGTGAGCTCGAGACCAAATAGGTACCCGAGTTCACTAGCCTTCTCACCTAACCAACTCCGACTAAAATAGTTGGAGGGTAGGTGATATGTGAAGGCACCTGAAAAC